TCCTTATAAACCCTCTGTATTCGTTCATCAGACTGAGTTGTAAACCTTCTTCGCTTTGTCGTAATTCAACGTTGTAAACTTCAATTAGTTTATCTGCAATTTTTTTATGTTTAGCAGAAAACTCTTCGTAGTTTTCTTTTAAGTGTAGTATTGTGAATGTACCGTCTAAAAACGAATTTGGAATTCTTTTAAATTTTTGAAATTTGTTCAGCTCTGTAGTCAAACGAATAGAGTCAATATTGATTATATCTTTTGACATGTTAGTATTTATTTAGAATTGATTTTAAGTATAGTATGTAGTTTGCTCACACCTTTGTTTCTACCTAAAGTACTTCTTGCACCATCATGTAATGGCTTGGGCCATTGTCCTATTCCTACCCATGCATAGCCTGAACTTTCATTATTTAATATTGGAATAAATTCTTTATCACACACATAGACAAAACTGTAATACATAAAGTGTTTGTCTTTGCTTTGGTAAACATCTATTGGGTTTAATTTTTGTAGTTCAGGAACAAGACCTATTTCTTCTTTCAGTTCTCTTTGAATGCATTCGTAAGGAGTTTCTTTTCCTTCCATCATGCCTCCCCAGAATCCCCAAGTATTTTTTTGTCTTTTATCTGAATTGCGTAATTGAAATAAACATCTGCCTGTATCTTTGGCTAAAAATAAAACACCTGCGGCACTGATACCTTTATGTCTAGAAACATTGGTAAGAGGGTTAAGAGTTTCTAAAATACTTTTCTGTTCTACACGTTCAGACGCCAGAACCCCGGATTGTATTTGCCCTCGTAAGTGCTTGTCCATTGTTGTTGTTCCCATTTGTATTGTTTGTTTGTGTATAAATTTTTCACATAATGAACTGTATCTTGGTTTGTGGGATTAGACGCATCAAATGAGACAACCCATGCTGTTCCATTATATTCTATAATGTCATCTGCATTTGCATTAATGCCCCACTGATTTCCTTGTATTTCTGTAGTAAGCAAGTATCGTTGTCCTGTTGTTGCCGCATCTAAACTTCCGTCACCTGGATAATTTTTTGATCCATCTACTATTCGTGTTACGTCTGTTAATGTTGTTGAAGGCAAAGTATCAGCATCTAAGTTGAAAATTAATTTACCTGCGTCTAAGACGTTTCTGGATACTATACCCGAAATTAACGATGTTGTGTTGTCTACGTCATTGCTGATGTTTAATTGTAATGTACTTCCTGATGTTAAAGGAATATCATCGATTTGTACAGCATTGTTTCCTAAACTTCCTGATGCACCCTGGGGAGATAAAACTTCTAGTAAATCATTCCAGTTTGCTTCTGTGGTACCGTTGTCTTTATAAAGTTGTGCCTCTGTACCAACAATTTCAACTTGATAATTATTTGGTGTTATTGTATGCAATTCAAATTCATCATCTAATGTTCTAAAGAAATCATAAACATCATCGTCATATCCTAAGTTTGCAACACTGCTAGTATCATAAACATTTGTTACTATGGTATTAATAATTTTTTGTCTTTTTACTTTTGCAGGAGGACTAACCCAAATAGGTAATAAGAATGTTAATGTAGCAACGTCAATTGATTCATCTACTCCAGCAGGAACACTTCTATTACTCCATTGAATATCTGTAAGTTCAACTTCATAAAGACTTGTCCAATCCAAAGGATTTTGATTCTGTTGTAATTGGATACTAGGATTGAAAAGTATTAATACTTGTTCTAATAATTGAAGTTTCTGATCTGTGTTACCAGACCAAATATCTACGTTCATTGTTAAATTATATGGAACAGGCATGTACCTATCTGTAGTATAAAGATTACCAGGAAATTCTTGCGACCCTGCATCTGTTTTGTATTGATTAGTACTACTGTTAAATTGTCTTTCTGCTACTTGTACCTTACTAACTAGCATTGGATCTTGTGTTCTATCTCTTGCAATTAGTAAACTTGCAATGCTACAAGATATAAAAGGTGTTGAATTTACTAAATTCTCACTGCCTTTTGTAAGTATATGTGCAACCATTCTTTGCATGTCTGCATATCTTACTGGCACTTTGTTGTAGTATGTACTGCCGTCTCGAACTCCTTCACTTACTTTGAATCCGCTAAAGATTCTCATAAACTGAAGCAAGTATCTTCTCAGTTGTGCATCATACCAATAATCTAAATTATTTGCCATTAATCATCTGCCCTAGGTTTCACAGCCTTACTCATATTTGTTTTTTCTGCTTTAGTTGTTCCGTCTGTGTTAGTAGTTATATTATCATTATTGACGAATGTTGTAAGCAGTTTATTGGCGGCGCTCCAAACTTTTTTGTTGTCATCGCTGACAAATTTCCAAGTACTACCAACTTTTTTGAATAATCTATTTGGTTCGAAATCTGTTCTCAAGAAATATTCTCCTTCATTTGCTTCAAGTGGCATGCTGTCGCCACTACCCACAATACTAATACCATTAGGCGGTGTACCATCACCTGGGAAGTAAACGCCTGGTTTGTCTTGTGAGTCTGGGTCTACATATAAATGTCCACCTTCATAATATCCAGCATCATAATTTACTTCTGCATTTGCTAGTTCTACAACCTTATCAGAAATAGAAATTTCTGTACTGTAAGTACTGAGTATATTTCTTAAGTCATCTGCTTCTTCACCTGTGCCAAGTATGTCTCTGTATTCAGGACTATCTGTAATTCCTTTCAGTTTGACTCTCCACAAATGAGGCCACCATCTAGGATCATACCCTTCTGCTGGTCTGCCAGCATCACTAACAACAAAGAATCTATTTACAGCATCGCCGCCACCCAGTAGTAAATCATCTCTAAGGTGCGGTAATTCTAAAACATCACCTGCCATTAAACGTCTGCCTAACAAACTTGCTAAAGTGTTCATATGGAAAGTCATAAACAATGAGTCATTGTTCACAAATAAACCAAATTGTGTTAAATCAAAATCAGGATCTGCAATAGTGTATGCACCACGTAACTCATATACGTCTTTGTCGTATTTTCTATCTCTGTTTTCTAAAAATACAACATCTTGGATATAAAGTTCGTCTGAGCCTATACTTTGTGAAGTGTCATCTTGATAAGTGCCTATGTATTTGTGTACATAAACACCTGTACCACCTGCATTAATCGACTCGGCAGTTATCCTGTCTATGAAGTCATAATCGTTGGTTTTGTTCTTGTTCCATAAACTTAATCTTGGCATAATGTACTATTTATCACTTTTAAAACTTCTTGACATCTTCCTTGATAATTATTATAATACAAGTCACTGGAGAGGTGGCTGAGTGGCTTAAAGCACTTCCCTGCTAAGGAAGAGTACGGGTAACTGTACCGAGGGTTCGAATCCCTCCCTCTCCGCCAACAAGGAAAATGTTATGAAAAAGAGAGTATACACACAAGACACAGTAAAGTCTCTACAAGGATCAGTAAAAATTGAACACACACTAGCAAAAAACGGAGCAAGAAATCTTCGAAGATTGCTAGAAGAAAATGATTACATTAATACCTTTGGAGCATATAACGGTCAACAAGCAGTACAACATGTTAAAGCAGGATTAAAAGCAATTTATTGTTCAGGATGGCAAGTTGCGGCTAGTGCCAACAGCACCAATGAGACCTATCCGGATCAAAGTTTATATGCAGTCGATTCAGTACCCAATGTTGTTCGTTCTATTAACAATGCATTTCGAAGGCAAGACCAAATTGAAGTGCTTGAAGGCAATGATGGATTTGAATTTGCTCCAATCATTGCAGATGCAGAAGCAGGATTTGGCGGAGCATTAAACAGTTATGAACTTGCTAGAAACTTAATTGAGGCAGGTGCGGCGGCTGTACACTTCGAAGACCAACTTGCAAGTGAAAAGAAATGCGGACACTTAGGCGGTAAAGTTCTTATCCCTACAAGTCAAGCAATTAGAAACTTAAATGCGGCAAGACTAGCCAGTGATGTTGCAGAAACAGACACTGTGGTTATTGCAAGAACAGATGCCGAGAGTGCAAAATTATTAAGCAATGATGTTGATGATTTGGACAAAAAGTTTTGCACAGGCAACAGAACACCAGAAGGCTTTTATGAAATTAATGGCGGTATGGAATATGGTGCAGAACGTGGACAGGCTTATGCCGAGTATGCAGATTTGATTTGGTGTGAAACAAGTACACCAAGTTTAAAAGAAGCAAAGTATTTTGCTGATGCAGTTAAAGGTGCATACCCTGACCAAATGTTAGCATACAACTGTTCTCCAAGTTTTAACTGGCGTAGAAGTATTCCAGGCAGTGAAGAACTCAAAGAGTTTCAAGCAGAACTTGGTAAATTAGGATTTAAATTTCAGTTTATCACATTAGCAGGCTTCCACACTACAAACTTTGCAGTGTTTGAATTTGCAAAAGCATACAAAGAGAATGGCATGTTGGCATACAGTGATTTGCAAGAAAGAGAATTCAAAGCCCAAGCAGATGGTTTTACAACAGTAAAACATCAAAGAGAAGTTGGCGTTGGATACTTTGATGCAATTAGTACTGCCTTAGGTGCTGGTAGTGTAGCGGCTCTAAAAGACAGTACAGAAAACGAACAGTTCTAATAAATAGATTGTCGTGGGGCAGTAGCTCAGTTGGGAGAGCGTCTGGTTTGCATCCAGAAGGTCGCAGGTTCGACCCCTGTCTGCTCCACCATTTAGAGCGGGTATCGTATAACGGTTATTACAAGACGTTGCCAACGTTTAGATGACGGTTCGATTCCGTCTACCCGCTCCAGTTTGCTTATGGATGAATTAGAGAAACAAATCACGCATGTAATAATGCAAATACTTTTAGAGGCCAGACGTCAAGGCCTCGACATGCTCAGTTACGAAGAAGTGCTGGAACTATTGGGTATGGATGATAAAAGTTTGCTCACAGACTTAGAAAAAGATTCATACCTTACTCTTAATACAGAATTATTAGACAAACTAGATGATCCCGACTTAGTTGAGGCAATGATTGAATCTATTGGTGAGACAAAACATTGAGCACAATAGAAAATATAGAGTATCCTTTCTCAACAAATGAAAATTTATCATTTGACGAATATGTAAAACACTTTACTTCTGCATTCACTAGAATGAATGACTTCACATTGTATTCAAAAGAAGAATATCATGATGGTGTATATGACATATTAGCAAAACAAGTAAGTAGAAACAAGTACAAAGTTTCAGAATGCCCTATGACATTGGATTATATCTCTATGGATTGCCCAGAAGGTTCTATTAGAGAGGTAGTAGATGTGTGGGGGTCTAATGTATCTGATAAAAAAAGCATGGATAGGTTTTACAAATTAAAAAACGTTTCTAAAGACGAGTGGTTTGAAGAAATATTTCCAAAATTTAAATATAATATAAACAGTTTAGGACTTAGAAGCAGTCTTGAAACTAAAGATTTGGCAGACAATGAATTTATTCCTGTGTTTGGTTGCAGTCATACATGGGGAGTTGGACTACCTGAGGAGTGGATTTGGTATAATAATTTAAATGAAACACAAAAGTTTTTTAATTGTGGCATTGTAAGCGGAGGATTACATGAAGCATATATGCTTATGAAAAAACTTTACAGCGAAAAGAAATTTAGTAAAGCATACATTGTAGTACCCCACTCAGAAAGATTTGCATACGTTAGCGATAAACAATTAGTTGAAGGTTTAGTAGGAGACGGCCCTAATCCTTTTTTAAAACAACTTAATGTAGATCCTAATTTAGATACTAAAAATTTTTACAGCAATATTACACTAGATGCAATTAAAATGTTTTGCGAAAAGCACAACATACAATTATTTGGTTACATAAAACGCAGTTTATCTAGTATAAATGACTTTAGTATCAAGTTTAACATACCAGGTCCACCATTATTTGCAACAATGCAAGGAATATTTAATAATTTAAAGACTGTGAACACCATGCAAATAGACAAACACGAAATGCCTAACTATGTTGCAAGGGATCTAGTGCATTATGGAAAGAAATGGCACGAACATGTTGTAAAGGAGTTTGTAAATCATGTTACATAAAGATGCTTATATAGACTTACCAGGTTTCGAACTGCCATTTACACATTCTGATATATTCACAGAACAGGATTATGAAATATTAGAGTCCACAACTGTATTAAAAGAAAGTGTTAAGACAAAAAACATGTTATGGATTGGTGGTGATGGTTATAATACAAACATCACTAACAGAAAAGTTTCGTTGATGGCTTTTATTACAGATAAAGAATTTCAAAAACAACTAAAACAGTACTATAGGCAAACTTTTAGACGAGATATAATAGAAATTGAACGAACAAGTTTATTAACACCTATTATATCAGTATCATTAATAACTTTTTCAGGAACCACACCTTGGCACAGAGAAGGTTTTAATCCTGCTTGGACAAATAGCAGTTTTGAAAGTAAGTTCAGGTCTATACATAGTTTACAAAGGTTTAATTATGCAATAAATTATCCATTTTACCTAAATGACTCGGAAAAAACCAAAGTTGAATTTGCAAAAACCAGTGGACAAATAAAAGACATCGAAAAAAGTTTATCTATAAAGATGCTTGATAACAAATCGCATGAAGAAATAGACCAAGGTATCAAAATATCGTCAGCATTGGATCAAATCATAGATGAAGACAGATGGAAAGACAATATAGAGGTGATTGGAGTAAAAAATGGATACGATTGTCCTTATATTATTAATTTATCTTCTTATCATAAAGTCACATCAAGCGATGCCACAAGATTAAGCCTTAGGTTTATGGGTTCGGCTAAGTACAATTGGAAAAACATAGAAGATTTTTACAACAACAACGAATTATTTTTAAATGTATAAAGAAAAAGTAACATGGGTACATCACTGGACCGATAAAACATTCAGTTTTAAAACAACACGCAATAGAAGTTTCCGTTTTCGAAATGGCGAGTTTGCTATGATAGGACTTATGGTAGATGATAAGCCATTATTGAGAGCATACAGTGTAGCAAGTGCAAATTATGAAGATGAATTAGAGTTTCTCAGTATTAAGGTGCCCGACGGACCTCTTACAAGTCGTCTACAGCATTTAAAAGTCGGAGATGAAGTAATTGTAATGCCAAAATGTACAGGCACACTGCTGATTGATAATTTAACTCCTGCAAAAAACTTATTTTTGCTATCCACAGGCACCGGCCTTGCACCATTTATGAGTATAATCAGAGATCCTGAAACATATGACAAGTTTGAAAATGTTATTTTGGTACACACAACAAGAACACACACTGAACA